CCCTTGTATAGCCGACTGTCCAATGCCTTGCTTGTCGTGTATGACCAAGACGGGAATCGGCTTGGTGTATTGGAAAATGCCGATGATCCAATTTTGGAACAAGAGATTGGCAGTGTGGATACGCTGACGTTTTCCCTTCCATACAACGACCCAAAACGAGAATACATTCAAAACGAAAACATCGTCGAAGTCGTCAATCAGCGTTATTTCATTCGGGATGTCTCAAAAGTGAGGGCGGGAGGACGTCTTGAACTTGTTGTGTATTGCGAAGCGACATGGTACGACTTGCAATATACCGAGCCGATGAAAGTGTGGAGTTGGCAAGACGCTACACCGGAACAAATTCTAGCGGATATTTTAGACGGGACGGGTTGGTCGGTCGGGCGTGTAGAGGTGACAGAACGCCGAAACCTTCAGTTGGAAGAAGGATTGACGAACAGACTGAAAGCATTGAGAGAACTTCCCAACGTCTTTACAGGCGAGCTGTGGTTCAATACAAGCAATAATACGGTCGACTTCCTGCGGCCGGAAGGAAGAGATTCCGGAGCATCTATCGTCTATCGAAAAAATATGAAGGAAATCGAAGTGAATTACAGCACGAAAGACCTTGTCACGAAGCTGTACTTATACGGGAAGAACAACATGACGATTGAAGATGCCCATCCAGAAGGATTGCCCTATATTGAAAACTATCAATATACGACCAAAAAGAAAGTGCTGATCGTGAAAGACGAGCGGTTCACCAACCCGTTCCACCTCTACGAGCGCGGTATGTATGCCTTGAGCATTCTTTCACGTCCGACCGCTTCATACGTGATGAAAGTCGCCGACCTGTCGAGAATGTCGGGCTTGAGCCACGAACAGTTCGCCCTTGGCGACAACGTATTTGTGTACGACAAAGAATTGGGCATCAACGAGAAAAAGCGCATCGTCCGGTGGAAATACAACATCAAGAAGCCGTGGGAGTCGGAAATTGAGCTTGAGCGGCCGCAACCGACGTTATCTGATTTGTTGACGGGCGTTCAAGAATCGGCGCCTGCTTTGGAATCCGAGGACGCAGTAGACCGTCAAGACATGCTAAACTTGAGCGTCTTTAACTACCTTATGAATTCCCGTGCTGACGATGGTTTCAATTACTGGACAAACAACGGATGGGAAATCGACCCCGTGAATGGATATTCGGGCAACGCTTCATTCAAGGCAACGGCCGAAGAAGGAAAAACGAAGACGCTCAAGCAAATCGTCTACCCGTCCCATCGGGATTCGTATTCCATCAGCATGCGTGTGGCGGCGGAGAACTTGCAAGTCGGGAGCGGGCGCGTTGGTGTATATATTCGCGTGAAGTACGCGGACGGAACAGAAGATGAACCCATTTGGCTGTCGTTGGCTGGAGGTGAAACGACATGATGTTTCAACTTGTCAATCAAGTTATCGAAGTAAAAAATCCTGATCGGGGTGTATCCGCGATTGAAATTGAGTTTGTCATGGAAAATTGCCAATTGGGGCAGGTAAACGTCACCGACATCATGCTACAAAGCGGCTCAATCGCGACTTTATGGAAAGGGCATCCGTCAGAAACACGTTGGTCATTAGACGGGTGATCGTATGAATAAAAACGACTGGACGCGATTTCTTGCCACGCTGACGAAATTCAATCGCAAAAAAGTGGATCATATCGAATTTGAGCTAGTCGCTGAAAACCTGCGGCGCGGAGCGATCCGCATCACTGATTTGCAATTGCAAGAAGGCGAGCAGGTGACCGCTGCGATCCCAAACACGGCAGAATGGTTTCAACCGGCATACGGGACGCTCGACGAAACCTCGACGGCCGTCGGCGGTGATGTGTACCTTGGCGACCAACCGATGGTATTCGCGAATGTGAAAAATCGCTTTTACAACATTGTTGGGCGAGGGCACGAGGCGATTATCGTTCCGAACGTCTATGAGACGGATTTCTCGAATGTGCTGACGACGACCGTCGTGGACATCACGTTGTATGCGAAAAACGACTTCGATTTGCTTCGGATTTCCACCAATTACGGCGGGTATGTCGATGAGTATGAAAGAGTATATTCCGACGAGCCGGAACACCCGTTAAACAAGCGATACAGCCGTGAATTTTTCTTTGAAGGCGGCGCGGCCGGAAGTGAAATTCGGCTATGGGGATCAAAGAACGAGGCATCGATCAACGGCGTTCCGGCCAATCGGGCGAGCCGGACGCTGAATGTCGGCGATGGAACGCTGAAAATTAAACGGCAACTATTCATGGGCTTGCCCTATGGCTCGAACCGCATTCGCATTGAATTTTACAAACTTGTCAACGGAAAAATGCGAGATACAGGCATTGGCTTTTGGGGAATTGTCGAACTCATTCAATGGCAGGAAGGGAAGTCCAAGCCATGATAAAGCTGTTATCTTGGTCGCTAAATGAGCCGTCAAACGCTGAATTTGAGCAATACGCGAGAGAAGTCTCAACAGGCTTATGGGAAATCATTGATCCGAACGCTTGGAAGAATTGGGGCGGCGATCAGCGCAACTTTTGGTACGCGTTTTTAGAACATCACGACAAAATACATGCGTTTGGTCTTCACGATTTCGGTGTATTAGCGGACGGTTCGATTTATCATTACAAGGCCGGTGAAGCGTATCCAGTCTTGACCGATGACGAGAGCGGCATTCGCTATTGGATGAGAGATTCATTGCGATTTTTGGTGGATCACTACCCGAGTATCAAGTGGTCGTTACAAATGGTTTGTTTTAATGAAAGTCGGGTAGAGCCGATGTTAGATAACGTGAACAATGCACAAGACACGTTCATCCGACAANCGCGGAAAATCGCCGAACTCTACATGAACCGTTTCCCGAACCGNATCAAAGGGATNGAGATNGACTTTGAAAAAAGTTCATCAAGAAGCCGAGAATATCAAGAGGCAGAGAAATACCGCGATTTGCTTGTGAGAGTGAAAAACGAGGTTTGTATTCCGTTAGGGCTGGAATTGCGCGTGAACCTTCATGCGATGACGGGCGACTTTGAGCCGTATTGGTATCAATGGACAGACTATCGAACCGTCGCNAGCGGAAGGGATTTGAANGGAAATCAGGCTATCGACGAGTTTCAAATCATGTCCTATGATTTCTCGTCGGGCAATACTGCTCCTGGAGCNTCTACCCCATTNTGGTGGCTCGAACAGGTGTTGGATCACGTACGAAATGTACTGCCGCCGGAAAAGGTGTATGTCGGAACAGCCGCCTATGGGCGCCGCTGGCAGTTGAATGAGAAGCGGACAGGAACAATCGTAAGATATTGGCAGTTGCTTCAATGGCAAAACGGATTGTTCAAGCATAACGCTGGCAGTAGAAACGAGAATGACGAATTTGTTTGGTATAATCAATCGTTCATTCCATATGCCGGATTCCATGATGAAGAATCATCCTACGAAAAGACGTATTTGCATGTGTATGACCGATTTGCGGTGCAGTTCGCAACGTTAAAGACGTTTAACGATCAAACCGTGATTTTCCGTGATACGTACAACGGACAGGACTACATCACAAGCTATTCGAAGCACCAAAGAGCGAAGTTCACGGGCATCAAGAAAATATTGAACGACGTGACGAGCCGGACGGGGAACACGCGAACGGGCACGACTTGGACGCCGCGTGATACACTGTCCGGCTATACATTTTACGGCTATTCAGCGCATTCGGCGGTGTACAACTACAACAAAGATTTGAACACCTGCGAACCGGCAGAGGGAGACGAAGGGCAGGACGGACGCCTGTACTACTCATTCACCCTGCCCGAAGCAGGAAGCTATCGGCTGATCGCCGTTGTCTATTTCCCGTATCTAAACCCACGAATCCCGATCAGCGTAAACGGGCAAAGTTTTGTCATTGGAGAAAAAGGAAATCAGCCCGAATGGTATCCGTTCTATGTCAATCCCGACAGACACTTTTACGATTGCGGTGTCTTTTCTTTTGGAGTCTCAAACACGATTGAGGTTGGCATATGCGAAGATGATGCACAAATTTTAGGATTTGTCATTTGCGAGGCGTTTGAGCATGGCATGTCGGGCGGGGAAGTCGAGTACCGCGTCAATTTGCAGCCAGCGTGGAAACGGGGAGAAGTGACAAACGGGATCGTTTCAAAAGTGCAAGCCGCCTTTCCGGCGAACATGACGATCACCGGCGAACTGTTGCGCCGCCCTCCACGTCCGGCAATCATTTGGGAAGACCTGTTCGGCCCGCACGTCCGAAGCGGCATTACCGACTTGGCAAGAACGAGATACTACCTGCATGTCGATCCGAATTACATTCCGCCGGGCTCTAACCCCGACCCCGATTTACAACGATGTGTCGGCACTCCGGTGAGCAGGGGATACTCATTTGGATCATGGCGCCCCTATGAGGCGACAAGTAGCGAGGAAGCGCATGTATTCGCCGATACAAGGGCGCAATCGATGCAGTTAATCGTTAATCATCAGTATGAAATGAACGCCCATATCGAGGCGGATTTGCGCGCTGACGCGGGCGATACGAACGCTGTATACGGCATTCGCTTTTGCGCGGATCAAGCCGGACAAATTGGGCGAGGATACGCCTTTGTCGCCGATCACCGAGCCGGACGGTTTTATCTGAAATATGAAAACGGCGGAAATAGCCAAGAGTTGTCGTCCGCGCCACTCACGTTGACGCTCGGACAACGCTACACGTTCAAGGTTCGAGTATGCGGCAATCATATCAAGTGCATTGTCGGAAGCACGGAAATCATCGACTATCCAAGCACACAAACGTTTCCGGCGCCGCCCAATAGGGGGGCTCATGGCGTCTATGCGAGCGGTTGCCGCGTGAAGTGCTACCGCCTGCAAATCGCCACCAACGATCGTTATGAGCC